AGTTGTCGCATCAAATGGGGATGTACCACGTCAACAATATCTTGAACGGATTATTTCCTTCATTTATTATAAACTTCTTGAATGGCATCCCGCAAAAAGAAGAACGTGAAGCAATTCGTCGTGAGTGGGAGGAGAGATTAAGTGGTGCAAGTAACGCGGGTAAGTTCTTAATGACCTTCAACGAAGATCCTACACGCGTTCCCGACATCAAAGATTTTCCTCTTTCAGATGCGGACAAACAATATCAGTTTTTATCAGAAGAAACCGCGAAGCAAATAATGGTTGGACACCGCGTTGTGTCGCCATTGATTCACGGAATTAGAGAATCTAACGGCTTCGGTTCGAACAAAGATGAAATGTTGGTAGGTTTAGAGATTTTCAACAACCAAGTTATTAAACCATATCAGCGAATTATCACAAACACTTTCGCGCCAATTCTTGGAAGTGATTTGAAGATTGAAATGAACAACGTTTTCGACGACGTTACAGTTGTTGTTGAACCAACAACACAATCAATCGAATTAAAAAAAAAAGTAGTTGCGGATGCTGACAACGACTTTTCAGATGAAGACGGTCGTGAGTGGATTGATGTACTAAAAGAAAAAGCGGAGTACATCGATTTAGACGAATGGCAGTTGGTAAGTGAAGAAGACGTTACAGAACCCGAAAACGAATTGCAATACACAAGCGAGTTCTTTGCGAAGCGTAACAAGATGCCTTCAATGAGCGACGCTCAAGGAGAAAAGGAATCCAAGTGGGGTGACATTGGACTTTATAAATTGCGTTACGCATATTCGCAAAACATAAGTACAAACAGCCGTGAGTTTTGTAAAGAAATGGTTCAAATGTCGCAGTTAGGCGCAATCTTTCGTTACGAAGATATTCAGAAAATGAGCAAGGTAGGAGTGAACAAATCCTTCGCTCCAGAAGGACAAAGTTCTTACGATTTGTTTATTTGGAAAGGCGGTTGTTTTTGCCACCACGTTTGGAAGCGTCAAATTTACATTCGCAAAAGAGATTCAAAAGGACGCATACTTCCGAACGACGGATTGAACAACGAGAAGCGCGTTGGTAATAACCCATACGTTCCGCAAAAAGGAGAAGAAGGTGTTGCTCCGATTAACACACCAACACGCGGTTCACTTAAATACCCTTAATAAAAAACACAATGGCACTACAACCCGAAGTTCTACTCATTGACGAAAACTACATAAAAAAATACAGTTGGATTAACGGAAGCGTTGACCCTTTACTTATGTACCCTGCTATCTATTTAGCGCAAGACGAATATGCTCAATTGTATTTGGGAACTGACCTTTACAACCGCATCAAAGACGACGTTGTAAACGACGATATTACAGGCGCATACGAGGAACTTTTAGACACTTACTTACGCAGGATGATTATGTGGTGGTCTTTGTACGAAATGCTTCCTCATTTGTACGTTAAGACCGACAACGGAAGTTTAGTAATCCGCACAAGCGAAGACACTACACCTATCACGCAAACCGACTTGCAAAACTACCGCGATCAATCGCGTTCGAAAGCAATGTTTTACACGCAACGTATGGTTGATTATTTATGTTTCAATCAATCAGACTTTCCAGAGTACACGACGAACGAAACTCAGCAGATATGGTCACAAACAAATGTTTATCCATCGAACGCTTTTGAGATTAGCGACGGACGCGACAGACGTTCGTACACATATCGTCGTCAAGGTCTTGGATGGATTAGATAACTAAAACAAAAACAAATGGCGAAAGCAGGGCGCAAAAAGGATATGGTAAAGCAGAAGGTGTACGAAGAAAAATTCCGTCGTTACCTTTTGAAGAAAGAGAAACAAATTAAACGACTTGTAAATGAAAGTTAACGCAGATGGATACGCTCTATTGAAGCGTTTTGAAGGTTGTCGATTGAAGGCTTATTTGTGTCCTGCAAACGTGTGGACAATTGGCTACGGAAATACTTTCTACGAAGACGGTACGAAGGTTAAGCAAGGCGACGTAATAACACAAGCACGTGCGGAGCAATTAGCGAAAAACGTTGTCGACAAATTTGCTGTTTCTGTTCGTGCGTTGATTACACAAACTCTTAACGAAAACCAATTCAGCGCGTGTGTTTCTTTGGCTTACAACATCGGCATTGGTGGTTTTAAGAAGTCGTCAGTATTAAGAAAATTAAATGTAAACCCACAAGACCCAACGATTGCCGATTCATTCCGTATGTGGAACAAAGGTGGTGGTGTTGTGTTGAAGGGATTAGTAAATAGACGTGAAGCAGAAATACAACTTTACTTCAAATGAACACCGAAAAAGAAATAGCTTTGATACACGAAGAATTGCAGGAGTTGAATAAGAAGATTGACCGTATTTATCACGTCTTAATCGGTGACGACGAAATGAAAATTGAAGGTCTTGTAAGCAAGGTTCAGAAGCACGACAAGTACATTCAGAACCAAAGGTTGCAGGTCGCTCGTTTGGGTGGTATAGCAACGGCTGCTGGTGTCGTTGGTGGCTTAATCGTTCAGTTCATATTGAAGTTTTTATGAAGGATAAATTGAAGGAGTGGCTCAAGGAAATGCTTACGTCTTCAACGAAAGTAAGTTCAAAACGAATTGTTGCTATATTTGTTACAATTAACTTAATCGTTTTGAGTTACATTGCAACATTCACATATTACGTTTGTCCCATTGCGATGTTCGACACACTCGCTTTACTGACAGGCGGTTTGTTTGGAGGAACAGTAATTGAACGATTTACAAAAACAAAGAATGGGACGACCACAGACAGAAGCGCGGAAAATAACGGTGGAGATTTGCAGTAAATTTCCCGACGCACCTTCGCACTCTTTAGCTTCAAAACTATTCGCTGAGTATCCAGAAGCATTTGATTCAGCCGAACACGCGCGAAATTACATTAGAACTATTCGCGGTAAAATTGGAAAAAAAAGTCGTGAACATAACACACAAAAAGAATTAATGGACACTAAACAAAGACCTTCCAACCCTTACGCGCTCCCGAAGTCGTACGCGAAGAAAAGAAAACACGTTGAGTTGAAAGGCACGAAGTTTTTAATTCTTTCAGACATTCACATTCCTTACCAAGACAACGAAGCGTTAAGCGTTGCAATTAATGAAGGTATTCGTCAAGGGTGCGACGCGGTGATTTTGAATGGTGACGCGTTAGATTGTCATATGATTAGCGACTTTGTCAAGGATCCACGCAAAAGAAAATTCAAAGACGAGTTGTACGCGATGCGTCAGTTTGTAGATACATTACGAGGTCAGTTTCCTAACGCTCACATTTATTATAAGGAAGGCAACCACGAAGAACGCTATTGGAGATATATGCGAATTAAAGCACCAGAGTTGTTTGACATTGACGCGTTCGACTTTGCTACTCTTTGTCATCTTGATAAACACAATATCACTTGGATTGACGGAAAGAGTAAACTGAATATCGGTAAACTTTCTATCTTTCACGGTCACGAGTTCGGGAAGCAGTTCCTTCCTTCGGTAAACGTTGCGCGTGGGTTGTTCTTGAAGACGAAAGTTTCTTCTTTGTGCGGACATCATCACCAAACCGCAGAACACAATGAGCGCGACGCTAACGGAAAGTTTATCACCTGTTGGGGTGTTGGTTGCTTAAGTGAATTATCTCCAGACTACAATCCTTATTCGAAGTACAATCACGGCTTCGCTATCGTTGAGAAAGGAGTGAATGGACAATTCAGCGTGAAGAATTTAAGAATACACGAAGGACAAATCTTATGAAGAAGAATATACTCGCAATTGTTTTGTTGCTCATTGGGACAACCACCATTTGGACGGTTATTTGTTGGCATTGGTTCGGAAAACCTGTTGCAAAAAACACAACAACTGAAGTACAAAAACAAGACAGCATCATAAACTACAACGCTGGTGAGTACGATCGTTTATTACAAGAACAAATTGAACTTTACGCACAATTAAGAACATATGAAGACGCTCAATCTAAAGCCAAAACCACCTATCAAAGAAATCGTGATATTGTTATTGTTCGAGATACTATTAATCGCGTTGATGTTATCACTTTGGTGAACTCTTGTGATAGCGTTATTGCCGCAGATTCCCTTGTGATTAACAACTTGAAGGAACAAATCAACATTGAAGGAGAAAAGATTGACAACTTACAAGAAGTCGTTGATGCTTATGAACAAAAGACCGATGTGTTACAGGACGAAATCAACACGTTAACTGCTGATAAAAAGAAATTGGAGAAACAAAAAAAGCGCAGAAACCGCGCTTTAGTCGTAACGTCGTCCGTCGCTATTTTGTCGACGTTTGTTCTGAGTGTTTTACTTTAACTTCTGGAACGTAAAACTTCATTGAGAACTGAATTGCTTCACTTAAAAAAGTGTTGCGACTATTCTCTCCACGCTTTTCGTCTATCTCGTTCCACAGGTCTTTGTGTAAGTAAACACATATACCTTTCTTAGTTTTGCTCTCTGGCATTGCTTTCGTTTTTAGTCATCATTGTCCCCATCATAAGCGCGAGATAAACTTTCTCTTTCGCGTTCATATCCTTTCGTTGCGAAAGTTCAAGGAGAATGTCGCCAAGAACTTTGCCTTGTTGAAAGTACGTCGCCATTGAGTTTACAATTTCGCGTTCGCGTTCGTGTGTCATTTTTAGTGACGTGTATAGTGGTGTTTGTTTCATTGTGCTAATATAGTTAATGTATGCTAACCGACAACATATTGTCCGTAAGAAGGGTTTAATTCAAAGTACATTCGCATCATGATAGCGTCGGCAACGTCAGGCGAAATTCCCTCGCGGTTCTTGATTACGTCCTTTGGGGTTACTTGCAACTTTCCGTCCACGTCTGCGCGGTGTCGTTTAATCATTTCGAGCTCACGCACAATTTGTTCTTTGCGCGTACTGGATAGAATAGTGAGCCGATTCTCCTCTACATATTGAGCCAATTTGTAGTAACATTCGCTTTTCAAATTTTGGTATTGCTGGTGCTTGGGTTTTGATCCGTTGACAAACCCTCGACACTTAAGAAAATCAACCACTCCACCGCCCACTCCGTCCTCATCGCAGACAACATCTTGTAACAAAATGTTATGTGTATTTGTTACGACGCGTATGCGGTTAACGACTTCGTCCAACGCTGCTCTATTCAACTCAATAATGTCGATGATAGTAAGTCCTTCCCAAACAATAATAATCGTTCTATCCTTCCCAAAACGCGCAATATCGGCTGTGATGTACTTCTTTCCTTCATTGATTACTTCGTTCCTAAACATTCGAAGAAGATTCTCCGTGTTAAATAGTTTGTCGCTGTCGTCGTCGAACTCCCAGTTCCCTTCTAAAAGTCTTTTGCGGTCGTATTCGGGAAGTCTTCGCAACGATTCAATGTAAGCAACAGGAAGGAAGGGGTTGTCTTGCGGCAACGCTTGAACGAAAGCACGGTGTGAAGGTAGTTCGTTGCGGTTGTTCTTCATGTAAAACTCGTTATACAACCAACCTTTTGACGGATTACACGACAAGAAACCTTTGGGAATTAACCCGAACTCGTTCAACTTATAACGGCAACGAGAGTGAACGATGTTCACGGCTTTCTCTGTTACCTCTGCTACCTCGTCTATAAAATAATCGGTAATTTCCAACGATCCAAGTGAATCGAAGTTCGGATTTGAAGGATAAGCGAATAAATCTTTCAATACAATTTCGCTTCCGTTAAAAAACTTAATTACATTCGTTTGTCCGTTGTAGGTATAGTGTTTATCCGCAACCAAACCAAAGTCTTGCGCTGTTTCAAAGAACGTGTTTAACGTTGTCTTTTTCAACGTGTCTAATTTAGAACGTCCGATAAGAGAACGCGTTCCAGCGTACTTCAAACGTCGTTGAATCTGCCACATACAACCGAACTTCGTCTTTCCACCCCCTGCCGCGCCACCGTAAAGTAATTGTTCAACGATACTATCGGTATTCAAATAGTTCAACGCTTCAATCTGACGCGGCAGGTATGTTGGTTTATACGGGTTCATTTATACTAATCATTGCGTAAGACTGCGGAATTTGTGCAATTATTTTATCTCCGATTAAGCACCACCAATACGACTCATTAACCGAACCATACTCTTCGATTTTATCACAAATAACAATGTGCGCTTCGCCTGTTAATGGGTGAATGAATTTATACTTTCTCATTAAAATAATGTTAGTTGATTTTCAACCACAGGACAAAGTTCGTCTTGAAGTATTTGAACAATGCGGTCGTATTTCTTCGCGTCGTTGTTTTGCTTTACTTGGTGCAAGAGCAATTCAAGACCAGCGTTGAACGCTTCGTCTTTCGTTTTATATACGCAGTATTCAGCGTGGTAAATCAAAGGCTGCGACCAACCTTGATCCTGTCCTTTGAAACTAATTGAATAACTCCAATTTCCGTTCTGAACAATGGCTACATTGACCTGCGCTTCATAACCCTTTATACATTTGTAGGTGTAGAGAATTGGATTCTCGCAAACTCCGTGTTCGTTGAATGTAAATTGATTCATTGCTTTGACAAATAAAGTTTATACAATTCTCGCAATCCTTCGAACTGAATTGATTCTTTGACAAGCATACGCTTTCTATCACTCATTCGGTCAACCATTGGTTTATTTAACTTTTGCTCGTTGAACACCGTTGCTCTCGCCTTCGCTTTGCATCTTTGATATTCTTCTTCTGTGAATGTTTCAAGCGTTATACGTTTACTTTCTTCTAACCACCGCATCATTGACACTCCGCGCAATTCCAACGTCGTGTATTTGCCTTGTTTGAAGCTCTCAATATCTTCTTTCAACATTCGTCTCCAGCTATCGTCGTTCACCGCCATTTCATTCTCTTTAATTAGTTCTGCTTTTTCCTCAATCGATTGAGCAATTTCACGCTGTATTTGTAAGTTCGCTTTGTCCCTGTGTGGTTTGTAGTGAGTAAGTACGTCGCCAATAAACGAAACGCTCAACGCTCCAAAATGCTCACACTTCTTTGTTAGTTCATTCGCTGCGTTCAATTCAAATGCAAGGTTGAAATGTTCAAACGTAACCCAACGAAAGTGTTTCACTATAAATTCGTGTAGCATCTGAAGCAATTGCGCTTCGGGAAGTGCTATTCCATACATCGCGCAAACCTTCGAACATAACTTAACGAATGTCGGAAGGTCGTAGTCGGCTACAAATGCGCTTTCACGTTCCGCACGATCAACCCTTTGTGTAATTGTGAGCGTCGTTGTAGATGCGTTGCGCAGCATCGGAATCGAATTTTCCATTTTTGATTTTTGTTTGTTGGTTTGTTGTTGCGAATGTACTTAAATCCCATTTACGAACAGCAGCCTTCCAATCTTTCATTGGATTCCTTCCCACCTTCCAACCATTTGCCTCGTAGTGAGCGTGGAATTTCTCGGTGAATTTCAACGCGTCGTCGTTGCTTAACTTTTCACAAGCGTAGTCGAAGATTTCTTTAATTGTTGGCTTGATAAACGCGGTCTTCTTTTCTTTCGTTGGTGCTGGAAGGTTAGCTTGTGGAACGGACAAGCGAATAAGAATATCGTTTATCTTTTGCTCCTGTTCTTTAACCTGCGCTTCGAGTGTTTCAACTCGTTTCTTTAGTTGTAGTATTAGCATTATAATTTCTCCTCTCTGATTTCTATTTTGAATAAGTCTTTTAGTATTTCAACCTCAGCATCTTTGAAGTTGGTCGTACCTTGTTCGCGAAGGCAGTAATTGCTTTGTTCAATGCCTAACTTATACGCAAGGTATTCTTGGCTGTAACCGTAGAATAATCGGTAGCACTTGACGGATTTGTGAAATGGTATCATTAGTCCCAACCCTCCCCTTTTGCGTCGTCGTCTGCGTAATCCCATTCGTCGCAGTCTGGACAGGTAACAATCTCTCCGTCGTTGTCAATCAATTCATAGGCTGAATCCCAATCTTCAAGTTGTTGGTCTTGAAGAACAAAGTCTACGCGCTCGGCTAAAAGTTCTTTGTCGCAGTTTGGACAAAATCTTAAATCTGATTTCATTTCTTTAATTGTTTTTTTAGTTTGATTTCTTTTTGGTGTTCTAAATGCTCGACAAATTTAGTAAAAAACTTCATTGGTTTAGCATAGCCTATGTCATTTAATAAATAACAGATGCGTTCAACGTTCGCTCGGTAGTTCCTGTCGCACTCTATTTGCCAACTTGCCTGCTTCACTCCGTGCATTACTGTCGCGTGGTCTTTTCCGTAGTGATCGCCTATGCTCTCAAAACTCTGCATATAACAAGGACGTATAATGAAGAACACTATTTGTCTTGCTGTAACGATTTCTCGTTTTCTCGTAGGTGAATAAAGCAATTGCGAAGGAACACCCAACACGCTGCACGTTACGTCTTCAAGTGCGCTCCAGAACATTTCGCGTTCGTTTTCGAGTTCCTGCTGTTGTTTGATTTGTTCGGACGTTAAACGCTCGTAGCGTGGAGTGAGCATCGTCCAAAGTGTTTCGAAGCGTTCCATGTATCGAAACGGTATCATGTCAACTATTTCTTGTCTTATTTGTTCGTTAGTCATTCTCTTCGTTAATTAAGATTGTTGGTGTAAATGTGCTGAATACTTCTTCGCGTGAAAGTCCTGTGTGAAGGCAAATGTTGTTGAAGTCTTTAATTCTCATTCGCTCTGGGTGTGCGACGTAAAGTCGTGCTGTTGGGTCGCTTATTCGAAGAACGTTCTTAAAGTTGTGCATCGTCTTGAATTGACTTTTGACAAGTCGACCGAATGGGGTTTTGTAAATTGCTTTAGTCATTGTGTTCCTCCGTAAGTTTCGTTGTAGTATTGTTCACCTTTAGAAATTGTTTCGCAGATTCCAAGACCATCAATATCCTCAAATTCTTGTTGGTTACAAGCCATTTCAATCTGCTCCTTCTCCATTTGAATTTTGTTATATGCTAAATTAATGCAGTCGTTCAGTGCATTTTTAGGGTTCACGTATGGTTGTTCAAGCAATGATTCCATTTCATTAATTAGTTGTTCAACCGCAGTTTGTTTACTCATTGTTACCTCCTTTGATTTTATCTCTCATCCATTTAGCACCTTCCGTGAAACTGAGATAATCAACCGCTAATATTTTTTCAGCAAGTTCATATATCTCCTCATCAGTTGGTAGTTCTTTAGATGGTTTATTAAACAAGCGTGGGTTAAATTCTTTTACCAATCTCTCTTTATATTCAGTTTCCTCCATTTCCTTGGCTTGGTCAAAATGTTTTTGTGAAAGAGTCCCCTTGTTATCCCAATAGGCTTTTTCCAACCATTCAGCCGCTGTTTGTTTCTTTTTCATAGTTATTTTGTTGTTGTTATGTAATAAATTGTAGATAGGTAAAGTAAAGCACTTATACTTAAACCTACCAACGCACCTAGCAATATTGCTTTAATCACATCTTTGTTATTCATCATTTTTTAGGTTTTCTATTTCTTTTCTTACTTCATTGAACTTATCATTAAAGAATCAGTTCCCTATTTGTGCTTCTATATCATCTTTAGCATATTCTTGTACATATTCTACACCAAATCTTAGCCCTGTAAACCAAATACCTGTACCATACTTAGATTTATCTGCTTTGAATGTTCTATATTCATCATAAAAATTCTCCTTATCAATAAATCATTGGAGTATATATTTGCTTGCCTCTAGGTTTTGTGTATTAACTCTATATCAAGCTGGTTTAACATCAAATACTAAGTCAGCACTAGTTCTCCCTAGCTCTACATCTTGTAGTTGTTGTTCTATATTGATATTAACAATAAGTTCTCATGTAATAGGGTCTTCAAAAGTGTTAGCATTGAATTGTATATCACATACATCCCAATCTGCTTCAAAATTACTTCTCTCAGAGTCCATTTTATCATATCTACTCAATACTGTTTGTAGTGGTCAAGAAAGTCACTCGTATTGATTGAATACTTGTTTCAACTTTTTAGTGTTTTGCATACTATATATGATAAACGCCACATTTTATGTGTTATAGTAGCAGTGATATTTATATAGTCAAGTATTTTTCTATTGTTCCATAAACTCTTTCTTTTCTTCTTCCATTAACTTTCTCTTATAGTTTGGGTCAAACTTATTGTCTAATAGGAAAGCAACGTGTTCTTTAGTAGCTTTGTCTGTCTTGTATTTGTATCAAGGTATATGTTTAGTAATATCTATGTAGAATCTTGTTAGTTCCATAGTATCTAATGGGTCTGATATATTATTCTCATCAGCTACCATATGTTCTAGTATTTCTTTATTCCGTCTAACACCATTAAATAATAGATACTTTCATATGATTTTATTACTAGAAGGCTCTCGTCCTTTAGCTCTCATATTCTTGTAAACATATTTAACTAATCAT